CGACGGGGAGGCGTTTGCGCTGCTGACGACCAATCCCGCCTTGGATGCGACAGTCAAGCTGGATATTCAGCTGATTGAGGCCGACCGGGTCGAAACACCCCTCCAACGGATTGGGGATGACTCGATCTGCGATGGCATTGAATACGACCTCTATGGCAATCCGGCCTATTACTATGTTCTGAAAGGCCATCCGGGCGACGGCCATGGCGTGATAGAGGATTATGTTCGCATTCCGGCGGCCGCAATTGTCCACTGGTTCAAACGCAGCCGCCCCGGCCAGCGCCGCGGCATCTCCGAGCTGACGCCGGCGCTGAATCTGTTTGCGCAGCTGCGACGGTATTCCTTAGCGGTTCTGGCCGCGGCGGAAACGGCAGCGGAGTTTGCCATGGTCATCTTCACCAAAACCCCGCCCGGCGGAGAGGCGGCCGAGTGCGAGCCGATGGATAAGGTCGAGCTGGATCGCCGGATGGCCACCGTATTGCCGGAAGGATGGGAGGTCGGCCAGGTCAAGGCCGAGCAGCCCACGACCGCGTATCCGGAGTTTGTCAAACAGAAGCTCTGCGAAATCGCCCGCTGTTTCTGTATGCCGTTTGGGATCGCCTTTGGCAATTCCGAAGGGTACAACTACGCTTCGGGACGCCTGGATAATCAGGGATTTTTTAAGAAAATCAGGAATGAACAGGCGGATTTGGGACTGTCGGTGCTTAATCCCGTCCTGCGGGCGTGGATTTGGGAGGCGTCGCTGATTGAAGGTTATCTGCCGCAGCCGTTGCGCGTGCGCACACATGTGCCACACGAGTGGTTCTTTGACGGGACCGAACATGTTGATCCGGTCAAAGAGGCCAACGCCCAGGACACCCACCTGCAAAACTTCACCACCACCTATGCGGCTGAATATGCCAAACAGGGCAAGGACTGGGAAAAAGAGCTGGACCAGCGGTTTAGCGAAGTCGCCTTCCGAAAGACGTGCATGAAAAAATACAATCTCACCCCCGACGACCTGACGGACAAACCGTCGCTCGTCTCTGTCAAGGAAAACACCGATGAAGAAGAATAACCTCCCCCAAAACATTCAGTTTCAATGTGATTTAACCATCGAAGCAGCCGCGGATGATAAGGCAATTCCAAAGTTCTCGATGGTCGCCTATACCGGCGGCATGATGAAGGTCGCTGGATTTTTGCATCCGGTGGTCGTGGACTTGGAAGGTCTATCGATTGACCGTCAGAACATCCCCATCCGGCTGGACCACAATCCCAAACAAGGGGTTGGGCATACCGACCGGGTCGTCATCGAGAATGGCCAAATACTCGCTGAGGGGTTGATTTCCCGCGACACCAGTTGGGCTAAGGATGTGGCTAAGAGCGGCTCTCGGGGCTTTCCCTGGCAGGCCAGCATCGGGGCCGACATCCTGGAAGCGGAGTTTATTCCCAACGGTAACCAGGTACATGTTAATGGCAGGACCTTTGACGGTCCTTTGTATGTGATTCGACAATCGATTCTTAAGGAGATTAGTTTCGTGGATAACGCAGCAGACACTCAGACAACCGCGACTGTCGCGGCAGGTCAGGCACAGCCTGAAAAACAAAACGACACCCCAGTTCCAGAAAAGGAAACCCCGATGGATGAAACGAAAACGAGCAAACCTTCCGACGCCCCAGAAAAAATTCAGGCCCAAGCCCCTGTCGTGGATGACCCGGTTGTTTCGATGCGTCAGCGCACTGCTGACGAGGTTCGACGCATTTCGGCTATTCGCACCGTCTGTGACGGTAAACATGCCGACATCGAGGCTAAGGCCATCGCCGAGGGCTGGGACGTCACCAAATGCGAGCTGGAAGTCCTGCGGGCCTCACGTCCCGCGGCTCCGGCGGCGCACGTTAAGCGTCAGTCCAGCGATCCGAAGGTCTTTGAGGCCGTCGCCCTGATGGCCGCCGGCGTTCCGGATGCCCGGATGCAGGCGGCTTATGATGCCGCCACACTGGATGCGGCTGAGCGGCTCCGCGGGATTGGCATCCAGGAATATTGTGAGCGCATTTCGGGCGCAGCGCACTTCCCGCGGTTTCGGCGGGACGCCTCCGGCTGGTTGGAAGCGGCATTTTCGACAATGTCCCTGCCGGGAATCCTCTCCAACGTGGCCAACAAGATGCTTCTGGAAGGGTATAACTATATCGAAGACGCATGGCGTCAAGTCTGTAAAATGGCCAGCGTCAACGATTTTAAGGAGCACACCCGCTACCGGATGAACGGCAGCTTTACCTTTGAGAAGGTCGGGGCTGATGGCGAACTCAAACACGGCAAGCTCGACGAGATGAGCTTTGGCCAGAAAGCCGACACCCACGGCATTATGTTCGCCCTGACCCGTCAGATGATTATCAATGACGATCTGGGCGCGTTTGCCGACATCCCGCGTTCCATCGGGATGGGCGCTGCCGAGGCGATTGCTGATGCAGTGTGGAGTTTGCTCTTAAGTAACCCGAGCAGCTTCTTTTCTACCGGACACAAAAATTACCTGGAAGGTGCCGACACCGCCTTGAGTGTCGATGCACTGACCGCCGCAGAGGTGATGTTCAGTGAGCAGACCAAGCCGAATGGTCGTCCGCTGGGTATGGGTGCCTCGATTCTGTTGGTGCCGACGGCGCTGAAAGTGGCGGCGCAACTCTTGATGACGTCGCTGCTCTTGAACGAAACCACCACAGCCAATAAAGGTAAGCCCGCCACCAATCCGCATGTCGGCAAGTTTGAGGTGGTCTCCAGCGCGTATCTGTCCAATACCTCGTTTACCGGGGCCAGTTCTAAGGCGTGGTACTTGTTTGCCGACCCGAACCGGCTACCTGCGCTGGAAGTGGCGTTCCTGAACGGTGTGGACCGTCCGACGGTCGAGAAAACCGATGCGGACTTTAACACGCTCGGCATTCAATTTAGGGGCTATATAGATTTCGGAGTGAGAGAACAGGATTGGCGTGGGGGCTTGCGTGTCAAAGGGGAATTGTAACTGATGTCTCAGAGCAGCACATGTCATGTAGATACCTTTAATGAATCGTCTTCCACAGAACAGTGGAAGGTGATTTCCGGCTCTGGTGGGCTTTATACCGTGAGCAACCAAGGCCGCATTCGCAGCCACTTTAATGGCCGCGAAAGAATGTTATTTCCCTGTAAAGACACGAAAGGATATTTACAGTTTGCGATGTCACTGCCTGGAATAAAGCGGGTGCGAATGAAGGTTCATCAGGCCGTAGCGCTGACATTTTTGGGGCCGCGTCCATCCGGAGCTCAGATCAACCATATATCTGGCGACAAAAATGATAATACTGTTCAGAATCTGGAATATGTTTCCTGCCGTCAGAACATTCATCATGCTTGGAGAAATGGGCTTCGTAGAGCAGAACAAACTCGAGGTGAGCGTCATGGCATGTCTAAGCTTACGGAAGAAAATGTCCGTGAAATACGCACATGCGGGAATAGAACAACTCTTAAAAATTTAGCTAAACGTTTTGAGGTATCACCCCAATGTATCCAAGGGGTAATCGAGTACAAGACATGGCGACATGTCTCATGAAAGGAAAATTTTTATGACAGCACGATTTATTCAGGATGGCAAATCCATCGATTACACACCCAGTGGCGCGGTTGCTGCCGGAGCGGTGGTTGTCCAGGGTGAGTTGGTCGGCGTGGCCAAATTAGACATTGCCGCCGGTCAAAAAGGCGCTCTGGCGATTGAAGGGGTTTTTGAGTTTCCAAAACCCACGGGCGCAGGTACGGATGCAGCGGTCGGAACCCTGATGTACTGGGACGTCGCCGACGGCAACGCCCAGGAAACCTCCGATACCGGGACCAATAAACTGATCGGCAAATTGGTCAAGGCCTGTACAGAAACCGACACCACCTGCTGGATTAAACTGGACCAGTAAAAACGCATGACAAACCTTTTAAACAACGGGTTGGACTGGCTGGAGCAGCGGCTTTTGGGCTTCTGCTCCAGCCCGGTGGAATACTGGCGAGACAGCACTGAGCTCACGGTCGATGCCGTATACGGCAAAACGGACATCGAGATTGATGACCAAATCGGAATTACCGTCAGCAGTTTCGTGTGGGATTTTCTGATTGATGCACAGACGCTGGGTTTTGAACCGGCTGTTGGCGACCTTATTGGAGTCAACGGACGTTTCTATGAAGTAATGAACCTGTCCGGCCAGGGGTGTTGGCGCTGGACGGGACCGAACTGTAAAACCTATCGCATTCATACGAAAGATATAGGGGAATAGGCGTCAGGTGTCGGAGAAAAAGAGATTTTCTTCTTTCTCTTCCCTGAGGACTAAGGACTGAAGCCAGAGGACTGATTTATGTGTTGTAATGATGAACAATATGAAGATGTCTGTAAAAGTGAA